TACCGTTCGACTACGATCCCGCGGCCGGCGCTCCGGCGTGGCAGGCCTTCCTGGATCAGGTGCTACCGGGCGATCGGCAGTCTCAGGAGTTCCTGGCCGAATGGTTCGGCTACGTGCTGTCCGGCCGTACCGATCAGCAAAAGATGGCCGCGTTGGTCGGCCAGAAGCGGTCCGGCAAAGGGACCATCGCGCGCGTGTTGACGGCCTTGCTGGGTAAGGAGAACGTCTCCGGGCTGAACCTCGGCCTGCTGTCCGGCACGTTCGGCCTGGAGCCGCTGGTCGGGTCAGCCCTGGCGGTCGCCTCGGACGTGCGCTGGCACTCGCGCAACATCGGAGACGCCGTGCAGGTCCTGCTCGAGGTCTCCGGCGAGGATCAGGTGACGGTGCACCGGAAGAACAAGTCGGCCTGGAAAGGTCGACTCGGTGTGCGCTTCATGCTGATGAGCAACGACATCCCGACCTTCTCCGACCGGTCCGGTGCGCTGGTCGACCGGATGATCTACGTGTCGTTCGGTCAGTCGTTCTTCGGCAAGGAGGACACCTCGCTCACCGAGAAGCTCATGGGCGAGCTGCCGGGGATCTTGAATTGGGCGCTGGATGGCTTGGACCGGCTGAACGGTCGTGGGCGGTTTACGCAACCGGAGAGCGGCCAGGAAACTGCCGACACGACGCGCCGGCTCGCCGATCCGATCGGGACATTCCTCGAGGACTGGTGCGAGATCCGGGAAGATGCCGAGATCAGCCTCGATCATCTCTTCCTGAAGTACCGGACATGGTGCGAGTCCGAGGGCAGGACGAAGGACACGACCACCAAGGAGATCTTCAGCCGGGAGCTGCGGTCGCGGCTGAAGAAGCAGCTGACCTCAAAACGCATCAAAGTGCAGGGCAAGTTCATGACGATGCTCAAGGGCATAACGTCCGAGGCGGTCTGATCGGCAGGGTGTTGCAGGTGGTCAGCGACCCTGCAACACCCTGCAACCCACCCTGCAACCCCTGTTTTCGCAGCTCAACCCTATTATTATCTATTTGTTGCAAGGTGTGCAGGGTAAAAGATAGGTATACGTAAGAAGAGCGCCTCAAAGGGTCTCTTACGTAGTTCTGAATATCTGAGCGAATAACAACCTGCAACACCTGCAAACCCTGCAATCGGCCTCTGACCAGAGCAAACACGTTGCAGGTTCCTGGCTGACCCTGCACCGGAGCTTGCAATATCGGGGTGCAGGACGCCTCCTAGGTCTGCTATACTCGACGTATGACAGTCATCAACCTGCACGAGTACGGCCGACAGGCCGGGTTCTGCGACCGCTGCGGCCGCGAGGTCGGCAACCTCGCCCGGCACGAGCCGGCCTGCAAGCGCGAACATGAGAAGTTCTTCGCTCCGACCCTGAGCGATGCTCAGTGGCGCCTTGTGGAGCGGGCCGCGGCGCATAGCATCCCCGGCGGATATCTGGATCTGGACATCGCGCGGGTGTTCGTGCACTTCGAGCGCGGTGGCATGATCATGCAGGGTGGTGGCCCGTACCGGTGGCGCGCAGAGAGTGGTTCGCCGCTCAGTCGCATCCAGGTCGGCAGGACCGTGGACGAGATGATTCGGACCGGGCTCGCCGGCGCCGTGAGTCAGCACGTGGGCAACGGAATCTACCGGGTGCACCTGATTCCCTCACCCGTGCACATGCGGCGCCGTGGAGACCGTCTCAGGCCGAAGTGCGAGGCCCAGGCGTTGCGATATCGACTCGTCGATCATCCTGACCTTGCCGACTGCCCTGACTGTCTGGCATAGTAGAGAGATGACTAGCATGCGACCGAACGGAGTAGCGCCGTCCACGTCCCGCTACCGCGTGGGCGCCAAGGGCGGTAAGGTCGCGCTCGCCTGGCAGCACGTTTGGGACCGGCTGAACAGCACCGACTTCAAGGAGGGCGTGGCGCTCGCCCAGGAAGCGGCCCGCACCCAAGACCTCAAGACCGATTCCGTGCTCGCTCACCTGTCCCGGATGGCACAAGAGGGCATCCTGGACCGTGAGGTGCGGTCGGTGGCCGTCGAGGTGGAGCGCAAGGGTGAGACGTTCACCTCGCACCGCAAGCGGACGTTCTACCGGATCGCCCGGTGATCACCGCCGAGCTCTGGACGCCGCCGGCCGGCATGCTCGCCCCGGTTGCCCGGGAATGGCGCACCTTTTACAGCCACATCCTGGACACCTACGGCATGACACCGGTCCAGTACCGGGCGCTCTACCTCGCTCAGCTGGGCCGGTGCTACATCTGCCAGAAGGCGCGCGGCAAGCATCCGGACGACCCCAAGGGCTCCGGCCCGCGGCGGCTCGGCGTGGACCACAACCATGTCCTCGGTAGCCAGATCCGGGCTGTGCGTGGCCTGCTCTGCACGACCGGCGATCACTCCTGCAACCGGATCATTGGGTGGCTTGATTACGCGGCGCTCAACCGGGCGGTGGCGTACGTCGAAGAGATGCCGGCACAGGCAGTGCTCAGCTTGCTGGCCGATGGCGCGTCCGATGCCACCATTCAGGGATCGGCGTACTGATGAGCGTGCATCCGTTCCCGCCGCGGCGCGCCGAGTCGGCGATGTCGGCGCCCGTCGAAGCGCCGTTTCCCCGGCCACGCGTGGCGAGCACCGACCCGATCCCCTCGTACGCCGTGCAGCCCGATCCGGTGGCGAAACTCAAGGCGCTAGCCGAGGGCAAGGGCTGGGCGGTGAGCGTCACCTACTCCGAGGGCTACGAGCCACACGCCATCACCGGCCGGCCGAGCGCCAAGGTGAAGACTAAGTGGGCGCTTCGGATGGTGCGTGGCCAAGAGCGTGCGGTGGCCGTTCGGACGGACAACGCCTGGACATCGTTTTGGCACTGGTCCCCGCTGACCACCAGGCCCGTAGGCTCGGGTGGGCTGGGCGAATTCGAGAAGGTGCTGTAGATGCGCGTGGGTGGGCATGGTTTGCGGCACGAGGGCCGGTACTGGAACGGATACGCCCACGTCTCTGGTGGCATGGCGCCAGGCAGGTGCGAGTGCGGTGCGAAGTCGGACGATCTTCCGTCGGCCGCGGCACGCAAGCGCTGGCACGCTGAGCACAAGATCAACGTTAAAAGCTCACTGAAGGATCATGATGGGTGACGGAGCGGCACAGCATCAGGACCGCGGCAAGCTCTCTGGCCTCAACAAACGCAAGGTCATCCGTGAGTTGGCGTTGGGCGAGCTCTCGCAATCCGCACTGGCCGAGAAGTACGACGTAACGCCGGCCGCGATCACGATGTTCAAGAAGCGCAATGCCGAGGCGATCGCCGCAGTGCGCGCGGACGCCGACAACGAGTTCGCCGGCATCCTTATCGCGGAGAAGGTCAACCGCGTGCAGATGTACGAGGAGCTACTCCATAAGGCCCTCGTGCCGATGCCGAAGGTCAGCAACAAGGGCACGCTCGTCACCGATCCTGAGACCGGCGAGTACGTCTACGAGGTCGATGTGCGCGCGGCCATGCAGGCGCTGAAGTCGGTGGCCGAGGAGATGGGCCAGCTCCCGAACCGCGTGACGATCGGCGGCGAGCTGAGCACCACCACCACCTATCGTGTCGAAGGCGTGACACCGGAGGATCTGACATGAGGCGCTTCCTGCTGACCGTGCTCACGCTCGAGGTGACCGCGGTCGGCCTCATGGGCGGCTACCTGATCGGGACGGCGCTCCATGGTTGACGCGCGCAAGACAAAAGCAGCCATCATGATGGCTAAGCGCTGGTGGTGGGTCAGCCTGGATCGCAACGACCGGTACGTGATCAACACAACGGCCGTGCCGCTCAATCGTGTGGAGGCGTGATGGTCATCTTCGAATGCGACAAACCGGACGGGCGACCGTGCCGCGACATGCCCACGCGAGCCTGCCCGATGACCAGAGCCGCTGGCTGCCCAGGCGAGCTCTGCGCGCGTTTCGAGTCCGATGACCTGACGCCGTGGGCATTGGACATGATCCGGTGGGAGCGCGAGTTCCCGACCCCCCGTGCCTGAACTGATCCACCACTTCCGTCCCCGCGGCGCAGCGGCAGAACTCATGCGCTACCGCGGGGACGAGGTGCTTCTTGCCGGGCCGGCCGGCACCGGCAAGAGCCGCGCCGCGCTGGAGAAGCTGCACCTGATGGCGCTGCTCAACCCCGGCATGAGCGGTTTGATCTTACGCAAGACGGCGAACTCGCTGACGGCCAGCGCCGTGGCGACCTACGAGCGCGACGTGGCCGTTCAGGCGTTGTTGGACGGCACGGTGAAGTTCTTCGGTGGCTCGAGCAGGGAGCCGGCGCAGTACCGCTACTCCAACGGAAGCCACATCGCCCTGGGCGGCATGGACAACCCGATGAAAGTCATGTCCACCGAGCGCGATGTGATCTTCGTACAGGAGGCGACCGAGCTCACGCCCGACGATTGGGAGATGGCGACGACCCGACTGCGCAACGGCAAGGTGTCGTTCCAACAGCTCATCGCCGACTGCAACCCGCAGGAACCGACGCACTGGCTGAAACTGCGCTGCGAGGCCGGCAAGACGCGCATGCTGCACAGCCGGCACGAGGACAACCCACGGTATTTCAATACCGATGGCAGCATGACCGCCGAAGGTGTCTCTTACATCGCGCGCCTCGACGCGCTGACCGGTGTGCGCAAGCTGCGACTGCGCGATGGGATCTGGGCCGCGGCCGAGGGCGTCATCTACGAAGAATTCGCACCGGCAGTGCACCTGGTCGATCCGTTCCCCGTGCCCGACGCGTGGCGCCGTCTCTGGTCGATCGACTTCGGCTACGTCAACCCGTTCGTCTGGCAGGAATGGGCGATCACCCCCGACGATCAGCTCATCCTGGTGCGCGAGATCTACCGCACGCAGACCCTGGTGGAAGATCACGCGCGCGTCATCAAGGCGCTGAACCCGGTCAAGCCGTACCGCGTCATCTGCGACCACGATGCCGAAGACCGAGCCACGCTCGAGCGGCACATCGGTATGCCGACGCGGGCGGCCAGCAAGAACGTCAACGACGGCATTCAGGCCACGGCCGCGCGCTTCCGCCTGGATGGCCAGGGCCGGCCACGCCTGCTGTTCTTCCGTGACGCCGTGGTGCGCCGCGACCAGGAACTCATCGACGCGCGCAAACCGGCCAGCACGGTCGAGGAGTTGCCGGCCTACATCTGGAACGACAAGGGCAAGGATCAGCCACTCAAGGAGAACGATCACGGCATGGACGCGATGCGCTACGCCGTGATGGAGTGCGACGTGCAGCCGCGACCGGGCATTAGAGTGCTCGGATGACCACCTGGACCGTGCCGGCCATCGTCGTGCGAATCGTGGACGGCGACACGCTGATCCTCGATCTCGATCTCGGATGGGGCATCCACCGACCGCTCGAGCGCTGCCGGCTCGCGCGCTGCAATGCGCCGGAGATGAGCACGCCGGAGGGCGTAGCGGCGCGCGACTACGTGGTCGGCCTGCTCCCGCTGGGCACGCCGGTGACGTTCGTGAGCAAGAAGGTCGATAATTACGGCCGGCCGCTGGGCGAGGTCGAATGGAGCGGCGGTAACCTGACCGACCTTCTGCTGAGCAGTGGGCACGCCGTACCGATGAACTACTAGCACCCACGCTATACGTCTGCTATAGTAGACACATGAACGAAGAACTGGGACGTGAATTCACCAGCGCCGAGAGCATCGCCCTCGCGACGGGCCAGACCACCATCATGGACATCGTCCACGGCTACGCCCTGGAACTGGACGCCGCGCGGCGCGCCGAGGTCGCCGTGGTCATGCCGTCGGGCACGGTCCTCACCCACGGCGAGATCGAGGACGAGGTCCGGCGCTCGCGGCTGGCCTCGCGGGAGCTGCGACCGATGCCGACTCGCTCCTGGATCATCGGAGTCAACGCCTCCGTCAATATGTTCGCCTGACCAGCACAAACAAAGCCCCGACCGCAATGG